AAATCTTAGTGACTAATGGTATCATAGTTTCATTAATCAGTCTGCCAAAAGCTGATCCTAAGTTTTGTGATAACTCTTTCATTCGCTCTACCACTTCCGTAGCTGAACGTGCTGACATGTTGTCTGGTGGTAAAGACTCATCTAATAAAATACGCTTAATGCTCATGCGTAAATCATTCATAATGATTTGAGATACATTAAAGTCACCAGCTCTTGGCAATGGTTTCAATGATTCACCTTGTGGACCGCCATTCCTTGCAACAGGAATAATAGCACCAGGTATAATCTTCACTGTGTTAGGATTTAATACGCCATCATCTGCTGCGGTATATACACCAGCAATAGCTAATGATGCATTTTTAAGTAATAGTTCTAATGTTTTATTGAGCGTCTTGATGTCTGGCAATGCAGTAATCAATGGACCACGACCATAAATCTCACCAGCTACTTTTGCATAGCGTGATACAATCCATGGGCTTTCTACCATACGTCTATAAACTAACTCTGTTTTAGATTCTCTATGAATAACGTGATAACAGAAATCACCACGCTTTTGATCTAGTATAGTAGCTTCAATAAACTCTAAATCTTCTGTTGGCTTTTGGTCAATCTTCTTTTGCAAGTCATCTGGAATAACTGCATCAGGCCATTGACGCATAATAGACTCGCCTTTAAGACGCATACGTCTATATACATTGTCTACTTGACCATTAGCACCTTCTTCAAATGATACTAAGAATTGTGGCACAGGAATAAAGTTAAGTGGATTAACGTCATCACCTGGTTGTACCATCATCACAGCAGTACCTACAGATAGATCAAGTAAGAACTCGCCAATAGCAATATCAAAGTTAGATTGCTTGAGTGATGCAAACAATTTATCTGAATAAATATCTAATGCTGCTTGCGCTTCTTCTTTGCGATCTTCAGGAATATCTGGTCCTGGTTCAAGTCTGCACCACTTACGTTGTGGTGGGAATATTCCAGATTGCATACGATTAGCAAAGCGTTGTGTAGAATTGATTGCTGTAGAATCAAACACACGATTCATTTTCTTTTGACCGCCTACTTTACCTTCGTAGTATCCGTCATAAAGATTACGTTGTGGCAATGCAAACTCATAACATTCTTCGTATAAAGATCTAAAGTCCTCTTTTTTTGTTAGCGCTTTATCATGTCTTTTTAAAACATCATCAGCGGATAATCTCATCATCTCTGCCATAGTTAATCTTTCTTATTTTTATTTGCAAAATTTCTTGCTGCTTCTTTACTGCCAAATCCCCAAGCTTTTAATGCTAATTTTAATCTTGTTGGTCTACCCTTTTCATCTGTTAATGGGCCAGCCATTCCACCAAATCGAGCAGCAAATGACACTCGTCTTGGGTTAGTGCCTTCTTTAACTGGAGCCTTGAGGTTAGACCCCTCAGTTCTCTTGAAGTATTTACGACCAGCCTCAGTAAGACCACCCTTAGGGTTCTTATGCTCTTTCTTCATTCGTACCACTCCAATACAATCTCAGCTGCGTGAGCTGTACCGTTTACATTGGTCAGCCTAAACAGATATGTTGTTAATGGTTTTAGCATTAAATCTGATGATCCAACATCACCGCCGCCAGCTTTTTTACCTTCCCCGCCAATAAGTATTTGACTTAGGATTGGAGTGCCAAGCGTAGTAACTGTAGGGTTTGATAACGCAGCAGACTGACTTGTAACAAGAGAATTTCTATTTTTGTTAAGCGCTGTAATTGCTGTGCCGCCAGTTACTACTGAACCCTCATACAGAAACCCCATTGCATTGCCAGCGCACAGTCCCAATATAGATATATTTGGAGTTATACCCTCAGCAAACGCAATCGCTATATCAATGCTTTGACTTGCTGGCAAAGGATCAGCAAAGCTACGCACTACGCCTAAAGCAAAAGCCTTACCTTCCTCAAGACGCAATAATCTTACATCCTCAGTAGGAAAAGGCTTTTCAGATCCAGCTACAACTTGATTGCCATCTTTATCAATATATGTTGAAGTAACATATCTTGATTTAGTGGTATCTGACTCTCGTAATACATTAATTGCCATTATTTCTTCTTAGGCTTCATTGCTGTTTTAGCAGCTTTAATAAATGCAGCATCAGTAGGAGCGCCAGGCGATCCAGGTTTGCGCATCTTTTCTTTAGAGCCAGATTCAATACGTTCACGTTTTTTGTGAATGTTGGCATAAAGTCCAGCTTTCATATTAATACCCTTTTTTAGTTTTGCCAGCTTCACTCATAGCAATAGCTACCGCTTGCTTTTGTGACTTAACTACTGGGCCACCTTTGCCAGAATGCAATGTGCCAGATTTATACTCACGCATAACTTTCTTAACCTTAGCTTGCATCTTATCTTGCTTCATTACTATGCTCCTAATGTTGTATCTGTGCCAAGCGTTTCTGCTGCTGTAGATGACATAAGTCCAGCTGATCTACCACGTCTAGCCTTTTTAAATGCCGCAGATTTTTCAGCTTCTGTACGAGCTGGTGCTGGATCTGGCGGCGGTGGTGGTGGTGGTGGTGGTGGTGGTGGTGGTGCTGATGGTCTTGATTTTCCGCCCATAATTATATTCCTCCTGGTGTGCCAAGCGTTTCTACGCCTGTTTCTGGGTTTAGTCTTTCTTCTGCTAATAATGCTCTTGCTCCGCCACGTTGGCGAGCTATACGTTTTGCTGCTAAATCTTCTGCAAGTTTAACTTTATCTCTTTCTGCTTCCGATCTTAATCTGTTTGTTTCTTCTTGCTGCGCTCTAATTTGAGCTTCGGCTGCTGATGTATCTGGCTTGCCACCGCCGAATAATCCACCCATTATTGTCTCCTAAGTAATGTATAATCATCTTTATCTGCGCTATAACGTAGCATATTGCATTCTGGTACAAAATATAACGCTTTAGCCCAGGACATAGCACGAGTATCTGACGTTTTAACAGTTATTTGCACTCTGTGCAAGTGAAATAATATCTCAACGATATCAATAAATGTTAATCCCGCTTTTGTCATAGCTATTGGATATCTACGAGATTGCTCTGAGAGTAAAGACCAGAACTCTGCAACACCTTTCCATAGCATTGTAGCCCCAAATACAGCTACTGGCTTACCATAAAGGAATGCTGTAATGGTTGGGCCACATTGTGCTTGATGATTTATCATGTTTTTAAACTCACTCACAGTAATTGCCTTCTGAGTTTTCATTTCTACACAATCTAATTCATCTAAATGATGTTCCATGTATGGCAAAAAATAGCCACCTTTGACGGGTGGCATGTGTTTTAGTATGCTAGCGTAATCAGTCGAAAACATTAAAGTCAGATCCAGCTACAGTTTGAGCGACAACAGTTGATGCAGACAATGGACTCTTGGTTAATCTCTTATGTTCGCCACCACCAAGAAGCAAGTATCCAAAAGCATCGCCTACGTGAGAGTGTTCGTTCTTGTTAGGTGCATCTTTAAATCGTTCATGTCCAGCACCAACAGCTACACGTTTGAAATGGTATCCACCCGCTAATGACTTACGAATCATCTTACATTTTGTAGCTACAATTAATCCAGGTTTACCAGCAATAAGTCTTTGCATAGGAGCTGCGGCTGCCTCACGTCTTACTTTAAAGTCATTGGATGGTGTAGGTTGTGCGCGTAAGCCTAAAGTTCTAAGATAATCAAATGCAGTCACTTCGTAAATAGCATCTCGTTGCATACCCGCTGGATCACCCCACATCATAATCTGTGCTTTAGGATAACGAGCATTGAGTTCTGCTAATAACTGCTGACCAAATCTTTCTAGCCCCATATCAAATGTAACTATCTCATCTAAAATAATCCATCTGCCATTAGGTAATCGTTGTCCTACAACTGCGGCTGGTGTCAAACCAAAGTCAAGACCCACTTGTAATGCATGCTCAGGATCATAATCGACTTCACCACTCATAGAACTATCGTCATACTCTGGCCATACGGGTCTACCTTCTTGAACATAGGTGTATTTACCTTCGG